GGCGTTTATACGGCGGAGCGGTAGGCGTAATCATAATCGACGGGCATGATGATATATTAGACCAGCCGTTAAATTATGACATGATTATGCCCGGTAGTTTCAAAGGGTTAATAATTGGTGACCGCTGGAGCGGCATAACACCCAGCTATGAAATTGTTGATGATATTGACGACCCTGAATTCGGATTGCCTGAATCTTATAATATATCGTTTTCCGAACTCGGTATGAATGTCAGAGTTCACCACTCCCGAATAGTTCGTTTCACGGGTAGAAAATTACCATATATTGAAGCTTTAGCAGAGACATACTGGGGAACGAGTGAACTTGAACACGTTTATGCGGAACTCGTAAAATATGACAATACAAGCTATAACATAGCGGCTCTCGTGTTTTCAGCTAATCTTAAAGTGTATAAAATGGAGGGGTTCGAAAATGTAGGTATGGCACCTGCATCGTTCCACAAAGATTTATATAATACATTGACAATGATGAATCACATGATGAACAGTCAGAGTATGCAGATAATGGGTGCAAAAGACACATTTGAAACACAGCAATATTCATTCTCGGGGTTGTCGGACATTTACCAATTGTTTATGCTTGATATAAGCGGTGCAAGCGAAATACCTGCAACAAAGCTATTTGGACGCTCACCTGCGGGGCTGAATGCGACAGGCGAAAGCGATATGCAAAATTATTATGACAGCGTGGAAGAAAAGCAGGAAGCCGATTTAAAACCTGTTATAAATAAATTGCTTCCAATACTCTGTATGTCAGAATTTGGCTCAATTCCCGATGACCTTGATTTTGAGTTTGAACCTATACGCAGACCGTCGGAAGAAGAAAAGAAAAATATTGCAACGCAAACAACGACGGCTATCGTAAGTATGTTCAACGCAGGGCTTATTTCACAAAAAATTGCATTAAAAGAATTGAGGGACAGCTCAAGAGCAACAGGAATGTGGAATAATATTACTGATGAAGATATTGAAAAAGCAGACAGCGATTTCGGAATAGGCGGCGAAGTGCCGAATATTATGGAAGAATTTCTAAAACCGACAAAATCAGGCGAGGAAATTCTAAATGAATAATAAATTTAAGCGAATAGAAAATGCCTATATGAATACGCTTAACCGTTTATTTAATTCTATGCGTAAATTCGTCGGAGCGGAAATGCAAAACCCGAAAGACATTATAAACCGATTAAAACTTTATGCGTCTTCACAGGCATATAAAGAATGGTGCATGGCAATATCATTACACGTTATGACGCAGGTAAATAAAGGCGTAAGTGCAACATGGCGTCAAGCGTCGCAACAAGCGGGTCGTGGAAGCGATTTGTATTCGGCTATCTTGAATGAGTTACAAAAACCAAACAGTGGCGTTTTTTCCGAAATAGTAAAAAACAATGCTGAGCTTATAAAAACATTTCCGTTGACAATATCGGAAGAATTAACCGAATATATCGCAAAAGAAACATTACAGGGACGGCGTGGGGCTGATATATCTTACGACTTAATAAAAAAATTCCCTAAAATGTCAATATCACGATTACAATTAATAGCTCGTACTGAGGTGAGTAAAGCACAATCAACACTCACACAAGCACGGGCTTTATCTTTGGGATTGAATTGGTATATATGGCGAACCTCGGAAGATGCAAGAGTGCGTTCGGCACACAAACACATGGAAGGGGTACTTGTAAACTGGAACAACCCACCAAGCCCTGAAATGATTTCGCCCGATGGCAAACAAGCACATTACAGTTATTACCATGCGGGAAATACGTTTAATTGCAGGTGCTATGCCGAACCGATTGTCAATCTCGATTATGTAACATTCCCCGCAAAAGTATATCGGAATAACGCAATAGTCAGAATGACCCGGGCAGAATTTCAAAAATTAGTTTAGGAGGGATTAAGATAATACAATGAGAGCATATTATGCAACAAAAATAAGCACAAACATTTCAAAAATGCCGAATGGTTTTTTACTTTGTAAAAATGTGCCTATCGCTCGAACGGGTACGCAAGATTATAAGGGTTTTGAGTTAGGTATCAATGACCGACCTGACGATTTATTCCAAGTACACCGAAGTGAAGATGAAGTATTCGATATAGCCGCTCTCGCTTCGTTCGAGGGCGTTTCTTTTGTAGACGAACACCCGTCAATCGACGTTACGGCTGATAATGCCGCTATATATTCACGTGGTTTTGTTAAAGATGTCCGACGTGGTGAGGGTGCAGACAATGATAAAGTAGTTGCAGATATTATTGTAACAGACGTAAATGCAATCGCTGAAATCGAAAATGGAAAGCGTGAAATATCATGCGGATATATCTGTGACTATAAAACAGACGACGACGGAAAAATATATCAATGTAATATACGTGGTAATCACGTCGCACTTGTAGGTAGAGGAAGGGCGGGGCAAACCGTAGCAATAAAAGACGCAAAACCACTTAACATACAAAATTTAAACAATGAAAGGAAAACAAAGTTTATGAACTCAAAGACAAAAGCTGAAGACACAAAAGCCAAAGGTATATTGTCAAAGTTTTTCAGCTCATTATCAACAGACGCTAATCCCGATGATGTAGCAGAAATCGCTGAACAACTTGTTGAATCTTTAGAGGAAGCAGTTGAACAAGCTGAAGACGATGCGGGTGTTGAAATAACCAAAGAAATCGTTGATCCTGCGGAAATTAAAAAAGACGAAGCAACCAACGAGGATAAGGTTATGGCAATGCTCATGGAATTAAGCCGTGATATAAACGAAATTAAATCACGGGTAGACGGAATGAACAGCACGGATAAAAAGGACAGTGACCCACTCGATGAACTCGAAAAAATGGTGAGCGGTGAAGAAAGCGTCACAAAACCCGTCGAGGAAATGGACGAAATAGCGGAAGATGAAGAAAATCCAGCTCTTGACAATGGTATTGTCGAACCTGCAGGTAAAGAAACAGGCAGCACAGCAACCGCGGACCAAATCCATGACGCTATCGTAACAGCGAAAAAGACGGTAGCAGAAATCAAAGACGCAAATACACGTAAAATTGTTTCCGACTCTATGGCAAAGCTAATTCGACAAACTTACGGCATAACCCCGACAACGCCAAAAGGTAGTTATAGCACAATTTTAAAAATAAAACAAAACAACGCAAATAAAGCGAATGATGCGGCTATACCGTTTGACAATATGGATGACCGTCAAGCGGCGTATAACAGTCGTAACCCACACATCAATAAACAAGGAGGTACACAATAATGGCAGGTGGAAAAACAATAGGAAAATCTTTAAATAATGGCTTTGCGGGTACTTTTGCCCGAATGCCCGATAGTATCACGGTAACACGTGTGAACACTTCAGGCGAAAACATTAAACTTGCAACGGCGTTAATGTATGACGCAACAAGCGGCGTAATCCCTGCAGATGATACGTTTACCGCCGATAAATTTGTCGGTATCGCAGCAAGAGAAACAAGAACATCGCTTAATTATCTTGACCAAAACAGCGGTATGGAGTACCCCCCGGATAGTGCGGTTTCTGTATTTCAACGCGGCAGCATTTCAGCAATATGCAAAGTGGGTACCCCTAAAATTGGCGGAGCGGTTTATGTCCGTGTCGTAGCTTCGGGCAGTATGGAAATAGGCGATTTTGAAGCGGACGCAGACGGAACAGATAATATACAACTTACTAACGCACAATGGGGCAGTGACCAAGACGCTAACGGCGTTTGTGAACTCGTCTTATTGTCACGTAATAATGCATAAAGGGAGGAAAAACAATGAAAAACATGGGTACATTTGACGGCGGAGTTATCGGCGGTGAGGGTAAAGGAACATCAATACAACCGCAATCTACAAATCCTGTCCGCATGACTGACTCAGCAATAGCGAGCGGTAACGCTTTTTTAATGTCCGAATTGGAAAAACGCAATCCTAAAATTCTCACACCATTAACGAGTCTTACATACCCCCGAGATATTCCCGTAAAGGTAGGCGGCGGATGGGTTGAATATATTTCTTCTATGAATCTTGACTACGGANATCGNNAGAGCGGAAGCGGTGACGGTGCTGTTCATGCAGGCGGAGCTAACGCTATACCCGTAATTCAAGCAAATTTCGGAAAAGATACATACAAGACACATATTTTTTCAACTATCATGAGAATCCTGTTTGTTGATATGCAGAGACAGGACGTTGTCGGTAGAAGCTTGGACTCATTACTAACCGATGGTATCAGATTAAATTATGACAAACACATGGAACAAAATGTCTATGTAGGAATGGAACGTTATGGTACAACAGGGTTACTCAACAATCCGAACGTAACGGCTTCAAACGTAGCAACAGGCGGGTATGGCGGCACTTCATGGATAGGCGGAAAGACACCCGATGAAATCTTGACAGACATTAACAACGCTATCATGGAAGGCTGGGCGGCGTCTGAGTATGATTTATCCGCTATCCCAAATCATATTTTGCTTCCGTATGAGCAATATAATTATATAGCTACTGCAAAAGTTTCGCCGATTGCCGAAAAGACAATACTTTCGTTCTTGCTTGAAAACAACATAGCAACAAAGAACAGCAGCGATTTGTTTATCGGAGCTACAAAATGGAATAAGGGTGCAGGTGCTGGCGGTACCGACAGAATGGTGGCATACGTTAATAACGATAAATTTATTGCCGTTGAGGAACTCGTTCCGCTTGCCCGTACAATGACACAAGCAAACGTTAGTACCATTTCTTTTGACAGCGTATATATGGCTAATATTAGTGAAGTAGAAGTGTTCTACGAACAGCCTATTTCCTATCATGACGGAATTTAAGAAAGGAATAAAACATGTTTATTAATACAAATAAGAGCATAAAAGTTAAATCAAATGATGGGAAAATATTTGAAGTAAAAACAGGTTGGATTGGTGAAGTCCCGGAATGGGTAGCGGAACACTGGTATTTTAAAGCTTTATGCAAAGATGGAACAGTAACAGCTATTGTCTCTTCAAGACCCGTAAAAGCGGCGGTCGTTGCTCCTCCGAAAGAACAAACACCTGACGCTAAAGCGGAACTTGAAACGTTGCGTAAACGTGCGGCTGAGTTGAAAATTCCCAAGTCTTCCAATTTGGGTAAGGACAAGCTGACCGCAGCAATAGCCGAAGCCGAAGCAAAACTCCAACAAAAGGATGACAACATTGACCCGGGAAAGAAGGAACCCGTGGACGACAATGTTGACCCGGGTAACAATGAACAAACAGGCGGTGAATAGCAATGACAAACGACGTTCGCCGCATTATCGCAGGAGCGTCGAATATACGAGTGGGGACAAATCCGCCGTTTACTGCCGATGATTTTAAATTGGTATACCCGCAGTTTTGGAGTACCGAAGTTAAAGACTTATTGCCCGACGCAATAATTGAAATGTATATCGGTTTTGCCGATGCTATTGTTAATATTGCACGGTATCATGAGAGCTGGAAAGTGTGCCTTTGCTTAGTCATTGCACATTTTCTTATTTTATATCTTCGTACAATGTCGCCGAACCCTGACCCGACCGCTCAAGATATTATTAAATCGGCAGAAACAAGAGGGCTTGTTGCGTCGAAAAGCGTTGACGGCGTTAGTGTTAGTTATGACTATTCAACAGCTATTTCCGATCTTGACGGTTGGGCTGCTTGGAAAACAACGGAATACGGAATACAGTTTTTAACATTAGCTAAAGTGCATAATCTCGGCGGTATGAGAGTGTGGTGACGTTATGGATATAATAGCAAGCGTTAAAAAAAACGATGTGGCTTACAAATCGGTAATGGATGCAATAGAATTATTAAAAAAACGTGAGGTGTTAATCGGTATACCTGAAAATACGGCAAACCGCAAAGATGATGAATCAACACCTGTTAATAATGCGGAATTGTTATTTATCCATAACAACGGCTCACCTGTAAACAATATTCCACCTCGACCTGTGCTTGAACCTGCGATTACACAAAATCAAGAACGTGTTTCTGCCAGTTTGAAAGTAGCTATTGACGCAGCGGTTGCAGGGAAAAAAAGTGAAATTCAACCCGCACTTGAAAAAGCGGGTATGGAAGGACAAAACATTGCCCGTAAATTTTTTACAGACTCGACAAACAATTTTGTTCCGAACGCTCCTATTACAATTAAACGCAAAGGTTCTGCCAGACCATTAATCGACACGGGAGAAATGCGAAAATCCATAACATATATTGTTCGTGAGGTGAAATAATGATTAATGTTAGCGAATTGATTGAAGACCCCGATTTTGCGTTTCCATACACCGTAATACGCCGTACAGGGAAATGGGTGAATGCCCGATTTGTAATAAACGAACCGCCCGATAGACTGACATATTACGGTGTTGTACAGCCGGCTACAACTTTTGAACTTCAACAACTCGGAATCGGTGACAATGAACAAGGCGTGATGAAATTCTTTTGCAAACAGCCTAAAGACTTTTACATTGCAACCGACTCGTCAAACGTATCCGATGAAATCGAGTTTCGCGATAAGTTATACAAAATATTAAAAGTGAGTCCGTGGCAGCATGGCAATTGGACACGAGCTTTCGGCGTTTTGAAAGGAACCATTTAATGATGATAAATCGAACACTCAAAGAAACCGAAGTGTTAATGGAATCCGTTGTTCGGTTAATACTCAAAATTCCTGAAAATGATAACGGAAAAATCCGCATAGCTTATGGAGCAAATTCAAAGACAGGTAGTGCTCCAGTTCACAATCCACAAGACAGCGTTTGTTACATACATGTTGACCCGACAGATGACGGATACGGACAGCAACACCATATAAAATACATAAACGGCAAAGAAATAGCGGGTGATATGACCGAAGTTGATGAATATACAGAGGAATTTACAGCTGCTTTTTCGTTATATGGCGAAGACGCTTATGACCAAGCCCGAAAATTGCGTGACGGAATTTATGGAATAGCAATTAAAGAGTTCCTTTGGGGTAAACACATACACCCTAAAACAGGAATACCTGCAATAGCCCAAACGCACGAAATCATAAATACAATTTGGGTAAATCGTTGTGATTTAACTGTTGTATTTTATTCAAAAGTTCGTATTGAACGTGAAAACGCAGTTAAAAACATTGAAAAAGTCAACATAGCATTAAAAAATGATAATAAAAACTCACTCCCGAAAGAGGGAGATTGAAAGGAGTTAAATCAATGGCAGCAGTATTACCATTAAATGACATTGTAAATGTCATAATTAATCTGTCTCCACGTTCGGCAGCAAGGATAGGTTTTAATCTGTCAATATTACTCGGAGACAGCCCTGTTTTAAGTAAAGACAACCGTGTCGCTGTATATTCGAGTCTTGCGTCAATGGAAGACGCAGGTTTTAGAGTTAATATGCCTGAATATAAAGCCGCTCAAATCTATTTCGGTCAGCAATCACACCCGGGTAGAGTCGCTATAGGTTACTGGGACAGTGAAAACGAAACTCTTGCAGTAGCCATATCAGCATGTCGAACGGCTAATCGTGAATGGTACGGCGTTGTTCCGCTTGGAAAAATTAGTTTCCCGACGGAAGCACAATATATAATCAATGCAAAGAATCTCGATTTTTCGGAAAATCTTGCTCCGAATACAACTTATCGTATTCAATTTGGCTTAAATCCTGATGCAAGCGTTTCTATTACAACGGGTGCAGAGCTACCAAAAACCGACGAAGAATTTGTTGAATTATTTACCGGGACGAATTTTACACTGAACGGTAAAATATTTGCAAGCGTTGTTGACGGCAGGACAATAACATACACGGCAGAATCAACAGGTGAATCGACTCCGATAGGTTTAAACATTAGTATGTTTGGAGTTGATAGTTTTTCCGTTGAGTACGAAATCAATGTACTTGGTTTTAGTGCGGTATTCATTAATGGTATCGATGTCGACGGCAAATTTGCGAATCCGACAATGGCGGATATTTTAAACGCCGCTCCGTATATTGAAGCCGCTGAACCTGCGAGTGTAATGTTTGCGGCGGTAGACCTATCGACAATGAAAACGTTGAAAAGTATGAATTACCGCAGGTCACTCGGCGTTGTAACTGAAGATATAATGAAACCTGTAGGCATACTTGGCTGGGCTATGGGTGCAAACACAGGACTCGCTAACAGTGCGTATACCTTGAAATTTAAAAATATAGTCGGCGTTCAAGTTGACCCGTTGACGGAGGCACAAGTTTCCGATGCATTAGTTGCAAACGGAAATGTATATATCAATCGTGGGGCGACTTACGACTGGTTAGAGTCCGGCACTATGGCAGATGGTACATGGTTTGACGAAATGATAAATCTTGATATGCTCGCTAATTATATTCAACTTTCGATAAGCGACTTACTGAACAAAGTCCCGAAAGTTCCGCAAACTGAAGCGGGCGTATTACAGATAATCAACTCGTTCATTCCCGACCTTGAAAAGGCAGTGAGAACAGGTTTTGTAGCTGCGGGTATCTGGACAGCTCCGGGCTTTTTGACGCTTTCACAGGGTGATGCGATTGAAAAAGGTTATCTCGTTTTGAGTGAAGCAATAAACGACCAGTCACCCGCTGACCGTGAAGCACGCATGGCACCGCCTATCTATATTGCGGTAAAACTTGCGGGTGCTATCCATTCAGCCATTATTCAAGTAAATGTAAACAGATAAAGAAAGGAAGATTGAATTATGCACACACCGAATCATACCACTTACGCATTCGAAGACGTTTCGTTGGTAATTTCACACCCGGCTAAAGGCTCACTCACCCTTACAGGCTCGGGTTTAGGCTCTGTAACAGTAGCTCGAGCTAACGATGTGTCCGCTCATGACCTCGCCGCTGACGGATCTGTTATGACAAGCAAAATACAAGCTCGTAACGGTACAATTACGTTTGTGTTACAACAAACAAGTGAGGGTGCGAACTGGTTACGAAAGCTGAATCAATTTCTTGAAGTTGCTCAGTCTTCCGAATGGACACGGGCTGTTTGTACAATTACTTCAAAAGTAATGGGCGTCGATATCAGTTGTACGGGTATGTCACCGCAAAAAACACCTGACGCGGCATATCAGCAAGCAGGACAGCAAATATCGTTTGCATATATGTGTCAAGAAATAACAGGCGTATAGGGAGGGTTTAGATGAACGCACGCATCATATCAAAAAATATCGAAATTGAAGACCGTAAATTTTCCGTGTATAAATACCCTGCAATTGACGGTATAAAAATTGCAAAGGTTCTCGCTGCGAAAATTCTGCCTGTATTCCAAAACTTTATGCCGCTTTTGACCAAGTCACAAAAAGGTGAAGTAAACGCCGAAAGCGTATTGTCGAACTTGGGCGACTTTTTATCTCTTGATACAATAGCGGACACGCTTGATAAAATCGCTCCTACTGACTTAAATTACATTATGCAGGTATCGTTATATAACGCATTCGAATCGCTCCCTGCGGGCGAAGCACGTGTATTAAACGCTGACGGTACTTACGGCGTAATTGATGTTGAATATGACGCCTTGCTTGTTTTACGGCTTGTTTGTGAAGTAGTAATGTGGGGTATCGGCGATTTTTTCGACGGAAAACGCTTGGCTTCCGTTATGAAGCCCCTGTCTTCTTCCTTGCCGCAAATGCAGAAAACGTCGACCAATACCTCTTCGCCCCAGTAATATCGAAACACTGGCAACAATATGAATTATGGGATGGAACATATACACTTGATGATTTAGCAGATTATCATGAAATAATCCTTGTATCCGCAGAAAATGAAAATCGAATGCAGGATGCAATTAATACTCAACGAGAAATGAGGTGAAATTTTTGGTATTAAATGAATTTTTAGTAGCCCTCGGCTTAAAAGATAACATGACAAAACCGCTTGAAAAAGCTACGAAAGACGCAGATAACAATGTCGGTAAGCTTGTAGGTAATTTCGCCAAAAATTTTGCCAAAGCAGGAATGGCGGTTACTGGGTTTATAACCGTAGCCGCCACAGGACTTTTAAAATTTACGAATAGCCTTGTAAAAGCAGACGATGATTTACTTAAATTTGCCCGTAATATGGGGCTATCGCAAGCGGAAGCGTATAAAGTAAAATCCGCACTTGATATTATGGGTAAGAGCATGGAAGAAATAGCTCTTGACCCGAATTTATTAAAAGAATTCGAACAGTTAAAGAAAAACGCAGCAACTCTCGAATTACCCGATATGACGGGTGCGTTAAAACCTGTTCGCGAAACGAAAATCGCATTTAATGAAATAAAACAAACGGCGGCTAACGCCCTACAGTGGGTTGGATATTACTTTTTGAAATACGTCCAAACACCGATAGAAAATTTGAAAAAAATATCTAATAACATAAATGAAACTATAAAAAAAAATATACCGGCATGGACTTCTAACATAGCAAAAGTTCTTTCATGGCTGGTACGACTCGGCGGCACAATTATACGTGGAGCGGGGGTTGTATTTAATGTAATAAAACGTGTGTTTGACATGATACCCGGTAATGTAAAGACTGTCACAGCGGTTCTTAGCGGACTTTTCACATTCTTAAAAATGTCACCGCTCGGAAAAATGATAACGATTATATCTGCGGCGTTAATGCTGCTTGATGACTTTTTCACGTTCCTCGATGGCGGCGACAGTTTACTATCTCCCGTGTGGGAAATCTTGACAGGCTTTTTCGACGGGTTCAAGGATAGCGGAAAAGGTGCATTGTCATTTTTCACGGAGGACTTTCTCCCAAAATTAACAGAAAAAATACGGGAGGTTTTCCCTAAACTCATTGAAACGGCAATGTCTTTTGTAAAACCGTTTATTGAATTTGCGGTAAAAGCTCTTGATGGAATAATAAAATTTTTACTTGACGCAATACCTGAAATCATTGAAATAGCAGGGATAATATTTACAACGCTTTTCGATGCATTTATGGATTATCTGCCTGAATTAATCATCTTAGCAACAAGCATAATACAGACCTTGATAGACGGGTTAATAAAAGCAATCCCGAAATTAACAAATACCGTTATAAACATAATCGAAAAAGTTGTTGGAGCTATAGTTCGAAATTTCCCTGAAATCTTGAAAGCGGGCATTGACTTAATCCGCACGCTGATACAAGGTATTGTAAAAGCTGTTCCGTTATTGGTATCAAGTGTTGTTGACCTGATACCCGTAATAATGCAAGCCTTAATTGAAGCCGTTCCGATGATATGGGAAGCGGGCGGACAAATAATTGGAGCTTTGATTGACGGAATACTGGGCGGAAACGGCGAAATGAGCGAGGCATTCGGTGAAATCGGTAAAATACTGGGTGAAATATTCGGCGAATTTGGAAAAACAATACTTGAGGTATTTAATAGCGTTCTTCCTGTCATTCTTGATTTACTCGGAACACTGATACCCGTATTAATGGATATCGTTAAAACAATTTTACCGCCGCTTTTAGCGTTACTCAAAGCAATTTTAATACCTATCCTTGATTTAGTCAAAAAGGTTATGCCAATACTCACAACTTCGATTAAAGTATTGTTACCGATATTAAAAATACTTATGTCAATAATTGAAGGCGTAGCAAAAGTTTTAATAAATGTTCTCGGTGTTGCAATAAATATTGTAACAGGTGCAATTGAAAGCATGATTAAGTTCTTCAACGGATTTATTACTTTTATAACGGGTGTTTTCACAGGTGACTGGGGCAAAGCATGGAACGGCATAAAAGAAATGTTCTCGGCAGTCTGGACACAAATTAAAAATGTTTTCAAAAGTATTTGGGACGGAATCACAGGTCACTTTTCAATTATCGGCGACACTTTTAAAAATATTTTCGGTGGCGTGGTTGACTTTTTCAAAAATGCCTTTACGGTTATCGGCGATTATTTCGGCATCAGTTGGGACGATATAAAAGACAAATTCGGTTCGGCTATATTCTTTTTTAAAGGGATATGGAACGGAATTAAAAACACTTTCGGCTCAGTAGCTGATTGGTTCAGGAACATATTCACAGATGCATGGAACGCCGTCAAGAACGTTTTCAGTTCAGGCGGCAAAATATTCGAAGGCATCAAAGACGGCATTTCAGACGTGTTTAAAAACGTCGTCAACGGTATTATAGGCGGGCTTAGTAAAGTTATCGCTATTCCGTTGAATGCGATTAATGCTGTTTTAAGAAAGTTAAAAGAAATAAGCATTTTAGGCATAAAACCTTTTGACTGGATAAATGAGTTCGATATACCTGAATTTCCGAAACTTGAAAAAGGCGGGGTGCTTGAAAAAGGACAAACGGGTTACCTCGAAGGCAAAGGAACGGAAGCGGTTGTCCCACTTGAAAAGAATACTGAATGGATTAAAAAAGTCGCCGGACAATTTAACCGTGAAGTTTCTGTTAATACTCCCGAAAATGCGGATAAACTTAAAAATATTTCAGAAAATATAAATTCTGCATTAAATAAATTGTCGGCTATAATTCAATCTTTTTCTCTTTCCGTTGATAAAACCTTGATAAACGGAATGAATAAGTTTATAGAATCAGGGGCGAAAATGACTGAATTTTTTGACAATGCAAATAAAATAATGGCTCAGATGGGAATGTCTTCGCAAGCAAGTTATACAACGGCTAACAACCGTGTATCTTATGACAATCGCACATACGACCAAAAATCCACATTTAATATCAGCGACACTTCGGGCAACCCTCGAACTGTTGCGGATATGGTAGACAGAACTCAATCGTTAAGAATTCGTAACATGAGGGGGTCGTTCGCATAATGGCACAACAAAAAATTAGTATAGGCGGGTTAGTGTTTGACGCTGTTTTACGAACAAATCATGAAAGCAAAATAACCGCTACGAGCCACCCGATAGAAAACGGGGCAAACATAACAGACCACGCTTTTATCGAACCCGCCGAAATATCAATTGATATAGGCATGACCGACTGTAACGGTGTGGGTGTTTCCGATAAAATGTTTAAATCTTTGCAATCATTACAAAAGTCAAGGCAGAGAATAACCGTTGTCACACGCTTTAAAACATATTACAATATGCTGATTATGTCAATGTCAGTACCAGATGACTATATAACACAAAACGCCTTAAAAGCGATGTTAATGCTGCGTGAGATACCCGTTGTCGGTACAGCGACAGTCGCAGTTGCTGAACGTGAAAGTTCACAGGAACAAAAGAGTGACAGCACAAATAACGGTGTGGTACAGCCGACACAAAACAATCAATCTGCACTAAGGCAAGCCTTTAACATGATGACAGGAACAGAATAAAGGAAAAATTATGTATATTATTCCGCTTACCACAGAACCGAATCAAACTTTCAGCAGCGCTATTCCGATTGACGGTGTTAATCGTCGATTTTCTTTTGACTTGAGATATAATTCAATAGCCGAATACTGGAATTTGACCGTAAAAGAGGGTTTAACAAATATTATTTTAATTGATTCTCTCCCGTTAATGCGTGGGCAATTTCCTGCAGCGAACATTTTGGAACAATACAGTTATATGAAAATCGGCAGTGCAACAATCGTTCATCACGGCAAATTACCGCCGGGTGCAAATCCGAATGATAAAAACCTTGAAACTGAGTTTTATTTAGTCTGGGGTGATAGTGTTGGCTGAGTTATATGGACGGCGATACCGTATAATCGTAGCGGGTACAGATATATCCGAATTGCATTGTATTTTTAATATTGAAAAAACAATGTCGTCTACTCCAAACAAAAGTACTTTGCAAATATACAATCTCGCTCCGAAAACCCGTAACAGTATAATATCAGGTAAACGTGTCACGGTCGAAGCCGGCTATGAACAAGAGCAATACGGACTTATTTATGACGGAGATGTCGTTGTCGTAGTGAACAGCGGTATAAACGGCATTGATAAATTAACTCAGGTCATAGCACAAGACGGTGACCTATTTTTAAATAATGAATTTATTAACGTTTCATATAGCAGCGGGCAAAAATCAATTGAATATTTTGAACAAGCGGTTGGCTCAGTCGGCGGTGAAACCGATTCCGTTACAGATGAAGCAAAAGACGCAGTTTTACCACGTGGAAAGGTAATGTTTGGGAATACAAGCGATTATATGCGTCAATTTGCTAAGAATGAAGACGCACTTTTTTTTATCGATGACGGAAAAATAAACCTCGTAAAAGCGGCAGACCCACCCCGTGGTGAAATAGTAAGTCTTTCACCGTCAAGCGGGCTTGTAGGCACGCCTGAATTGTCCGAAGACGGAATACGAGGTAAATGCTTATTAAATCCCATGTTCAAACTCAACGGGCTTGTACATATCGATAACAGCCATGTAGAATTATCAACAGGCTATTCGTTAGCGGCTAATGTTTCGGGTGGCGGCTTATCAACAGGAATATATAAAATAATCCAATTCACGCACACAGGTGACACACGAGGTAACGATTGGTATACCGATTTTGTCGGTATTGCTCAACCGGGTATGGAACCTGTTACGGGTGCGTCGTATAATAAATAAGGAGTAATTACATGGCTCAGGGAGTTTTAGAACGTTTTGACTCAGCCGAAGAAGAAACACGGCTCGGGCATGAACACGCCGCCGCAAATATAAGGGTAGCGATACCGGGAATAATACAGGATTTTAACGCAGAAAAACAAACTGCGACGGTGCAACCTGCGATAACCGAGAATGTTCGAAACGGTCAAGATGAAGCGAAGCCTATTCCATTACCGTTATTAACCGATGTTCCCGTAATTTTTCCACGGTCCGGCGGTTATTGTTTAACTTTTCCCGTCAAGCCGGGCGATGAATGTTTACTCGTTTTTTCTGATATGTGTATAGACGGTTGGTGGCAGTCAAGCGGAATTCAAAACCAAATTGAAACCCGCCGACACGATTTATCAGACGCGCAGGCGTTTCTCGGCATAACTTCCGTACCAAAAGCAGTGACTGATTATTCGATTAATTCTGTTATGCTTCGGAATGAAGATAAAGACACATATTTCGAAATATTAGACGATGATAAAACAATAAATATTATCGGTGCAGAAACAATAAACGTCACAGCCGATGATGACGTTACAGTTAAAACAAATAATAAACTTGATATTGAAGCAGAAAACGATATTACAATAAAAACGAATAAAAACTTAATTGTTGAAACAGTTAAAGATATTGCGATAAAATCAAGTGAAAACCTGATTATTGAAACCGTAAAAAGCATTACGATTACGGCAAACGCTAAATTAGATATAAAAAGCGTGGATGAAATGACAATTACAAGTGATAAATCAATAGTTTTAACAGCTCCAATTATTGAGACGATACAGCAGGAAGGCGGAGGTTGATGATATACCGTAAATTAGATGAAAACGGCGATTATACTTTCGGACGGCGTAACGCTTTTTATTCCGATATCGAAGCCGTCGCTCAAGCGGTTAAAACACGTTTGTTACATTTCAAGGGTGAATGGTGGGAAAATATCTATGACGGTACGCCATTTTTTCAGGAAGTAGCAGGTCAATTTTTCCCTGCGGCTGATAATGCGGCACAAGTAGATTTAATTTTTTCCGAACGCATTTTAGGCACGCAAGGCGTGACCGAAATAACAGCGTTTGATAGTCAAATAAATCCGCAAACACGGGAGTATTCCGCATCTATCACAATCATGACAATCTATAATATTGAATTTCAAGCGAATATTACGGGTGACGGCGTAAACCTTAATATTGGAATATAAGGGGGTGAATAAAAAATGGCATATTTTAAACCGATTATTGATGAAACGGGTTTGCATCTTCCAGTATATCAGGAAGTGCTCGACCACTTAAACGAACGCACACGGGCTATATTCGGCAATGACATTTACCTTGAACCTGATAGTCAAGATTACCAAGCAAACGCTGAGGTCGCTGATTTATGGGCTGATTTAGCGTATCTTGTTCAACTGACATATAACAACAGAGCAATACAAACAGCTCAGGGCGTATCAATCGACGGGCTGCTCAAAATCAATGGATTAAAAAGACTTTCAGCGTCATATAGTATTTGCACCGTAACAATTTCAGGTATAGCAGGAACGCCGATAATCGGCGGGTTGATTACTGACCGGGTCGGCGAAATTATTTGGCAAATAGAAAACGTTGTCATACCTTCCGAAGGCTTTATTGACGTAACGGCAACTTGCTTGACAGCAGGTGATATTTTCGCTGACGCAGGAACATTAAATAAAATTGTCACGCAGACAAACGGTTGGATTTCGGTCACGAATAATTCAAATGCAATNCCCGGTAAACCTGTCGAAAATGACCCTGCTGCTAAAGCACGTCAAGCCGTATCAACCGCACGTCCGAGTAAAACCGTTTTACAAGGATTAATTGGTGGGATAGCCGAAATACCGAACGTTCAGCGTTACATGGTTTATGAAAATGATACTAACGTTCCTGACTCCAACGGAATACCCGGGCATTGTATTTGCTGTGTTGTCGAAGGGGGCGATTCGGACGTTATCGGAAATGAAATATATTTAAGAAAAACCCCCGGGTGCGATACTTACGGTGACGTTGAAGTCAATATAATTCCTCCCAGTCCGTTGTTATCCGATATACCCCCGATACACTTTTTCCGACCTGTTTATGTGCCTGTTTTTGTGCAAATAAAAGTAAAACAAAGAGCGGGTTATGTTGACACAATGGGCGAAAGCATAAAAGAACAGGTTTCGAAATTCATAAACACCCTCGATATCGGAGAAGACGTTTCGGCGTCGCTCATCGGTACAATTGCTCAATCAATCACTCCAGATTTACACGCCCCTGCGTTTACGCTTGACCCTGTTACCCCAATTGTTTTAGGTATAACGGAAGATAACCTGATTGAAACAAATATAAATATAGGTTTTACTTCAGCGGCACAATGCACACCTGCGAACGTTGAGGTGATATATTCATGATTGACATAGCAACCTACCTAAACAGGATAACATCTCAACATAAAACAAAATCGAATTACATGTCACTTGTAGAAGCTCGATTACAGCCACTTATTGACCTTGCACGCTGTCTTGAAACCTTTGACGAGGCTTTTGATTTATCAACAGCTGTCGGAGCGCAGCTTGATATTATAGGGCAATATGTCGGGTTGGGCAGAAAACTGTCATTCCAGCCCGATGGCGGCATGAGTCCGATACTTGATGATGATTTATACAGAATTTTATTAAAAGCAAAGATAAGCAAAAACAATTGGAATGGCACAGCGACAGGCATGTATCAATTATGGGACAATCTTTTTCCCGAATACGCCCTCTTGATAAAAGATAATCAAGATATGACAATGACAGTATACACCGACATGGGTACGCCTGATATTTTAGAACAGTTAATACAACATGAGTATATTGTTCCAAAACCCATGGGCGTAAGATTTAATTATATTTTCTTGATTCAAGTAGAATATGAAACCACAGATTATTATGGCGGCGTGACTTCGGAATTATTCCGTGACTATTACATGGAAATGATACCAATAGTTACAGACTCAGACGATTTCCACGCTTCAGCTTTATCTGAAAATATCAGCGAATTTACAATTGAAGAAAATGATATTATTACCGATACCAACGATTATTACGGCAGTACGAACAATGATATTTTAAAGGAGGAACACATACAAAATGAGTGATATTAATCTCGCTTTGACAACTGCAGGGCAAGCCCTAATGGCTAAAATAGCACTGGGAAACGGTACCTTACCACTTGAAATTACACGTATAGTTACTTCATCAATAGCAAGCCCTGGCCCGTTGAATTCAACTGCTCTCGTTAAAGAGGAACAGGAATTTATTATCACAGGCAAACAAACAGTTGGTGCAAGAAGTACAATACGAACACGTTTAAACAATTTCGGAAATCCTTTAGCAACACCGCCTATACCGTCAATTACAGAGGGTTACTCAATTGAACAAATAGGTTTTTACGCACTTGACCCCGACGTCGGGGAAATTCTTATGCGAATATCTCAATTTGACAATCCGAATTATGTTCCCGCTGTAAGCGAAAGAGCATGGGAATTTGAAGCGGCATTTAATTTTATAACAGGTAATGCGAGTACTGTTATAATTCAGATTGACCCGTCTTCGGGCGTAAATAAATCTGATATTTGGGACAGCGTAAATATTTCAAATACACCGTCAATGGAAATCTCAAGCGTTAGAACGCACTACAGGGAAACAGATGACGCTACGGGTTATATCTCATATCAACCAGACAACGGATTAATCTTACAGGGCTATTTTGACGCTACAACGGGACTTGATGAAAACAATAATCCGTTACCGATGCCTGATATTACAAATAATAATTTTTATTGGATTGCAAATACTGCAGGAGCATTTACACCCCCGGGCGAAATAACGCCGCTTTCATTTACTGTTAATGACTGGATTGTTTCAGATGGCTCAACATATACTCAATCAGCTCCGCAAATATCACCTGATACAGGCTTGTTTAACGGTGCGAAAATATCAGAAATACGTATAATTTCCGACCCGTCGAGCGTGAGCGGAAGTCCGTATAAAGTTGCTTTACCTGTTACGGTTTTATCTGCAGTCATTGACCTGTCGACACAACAAACTCTTGATACGATATTATCGAACATTTTGGATATTTTGAGCTTACATACAAACAACACTAATATTCATGTAACCGCAGGGCAAATGTCAATTATTTTTACGTCGCTCGGCGAACTCGTATCGCATATTGAAAACACGGATATCCATGTAACAGCAGCGGATAAATTAAAATGGAATAACGGGGTTGATACTGCGGATTTGGCGTTGTTACGGGTAAATGACTTGAATAATAGAATGTATGACACCGAAATACGACTTGACCGCATTGAAGACAGCCTATACAGTAACATAACAGGCAATCCTTTTACTGTTATTTTTAACGATTTAACAGGAATAAGCATTGTTAAAGGTATTTGGAACAGAGAATTACAGCGAATCGAATGCTAAAACTTAATTTTAAGGGGGTAAACAAATGGCAAACGTTCCGCTCAGTAGTAAAAATGTCGGTGACATAATACTGATATATGAATCCGGATGGGAAGCCGAATATATAATAGTGCATAAAGGCAACCCAATGCCCGGTTATTACGACGCAGGATTTGACAACAGTGTAACGTTGTTGCGAAAAGAATCAGCAACTCAAAGACAATGGAACAATAGCTCATACATAGTGAACTACGGCAGCAGCAGTATTAATTCTTGGTTAAACAATGATTTCATAGGTTTACTTGAAGAATGGGTACAAAGACAAATAAAACAAGTAAGAATTCCCTACCGTACAGGAAGCTCAGGTTTGGGCGTTTCATCAGGAACAAACGGATTATTATGTAAGGCGTTTCTTCCGTCAATGGTAGAAATCGGATTACCTCAATCAGTGGTGCTTGATTCGCATGGGCTTATCAATTCAATACCGCCCGAAGGTGCAAAGTTCGACTATTTTATTGAAGGCGTTGAAAATGAAGCGAACGAAAAAAGAGCTATGGGTGACGGTCAAGCATGGGGTTGGTATTTATGGTGGACAAGAACACCTGAAGCGAACGCCAATTCTTCTGTTTGGGCGTTATATCATAACGGATTTCCTACCGACTCAATAGGAATCCCGAATGTACCGAATATTGATGTGCGTCCTGCAATCGTTTTTCCTGAAACATTACTGATAGACGAATATGATTATATTTTTGTTCCTGAACCTCCCACTGCTCCAGATACAATAACCGTGCCTGACCCTGCAATAGGCGGAAGCTATCCCACAATAAGCTGGGGAACGTCTACGTCTCAAGACGGAACTGTTTTAGGATATATTCTTGAAAGGTCTGTTGATGGTGAAGATTTTACACAGATATATAAAGGGGTCAATCGTTCGTTTGCTGATACAATACAAAATACTTGGGAAACGGTGCAATGGCATGTACGGGCTTATGATAATTTTAGTTTGGAAAGCGAAGAGACATGGAGTGATACCGTTTATGTCATAGCAAGCAATCCGCCTATTATCAGCGGAAGCGACATGAATTTAGGATTAAAAACGGGTGGATTTACACAAAATTATACTGTAACCAATCCCGACGCTCCCGGGCTTACAAAAATTTTAACCGTTATCGAAAAAATAAATGGCGTGGTTAAACGAACTTTCACAGCAATTTCGGGAGCAGCTAACACTTTTGAAGTTACAGCTTCGGAATGGTTAGAAGTCTTGAACGGCGTATCAACAATCACAATAACCGCTACTGACAATTTCAGCGGGCAATCAGTACGAACTTTTACTTTTTCTAAAAATATAACCGAAATTGAAATTGTTTTGACAACGCCGCTTGAAACGGATAGTATAGTTGCACGCACGATTTTAAACATTACACGTGAAATACCAACGAATGCAATATTTTCTGTTGAAGTGTGTAATAACGGTTTTGATACTACCCCCACATGGGAAGATGTTACGGCAGCAGTACTTGCAGGAACAAAATTCATCTTGACAAATACCGTAAAAACTGCGGCAAACTGGGGCTTTAATATTCGAGTCAAAGTTGACAGAAACAGCACACTCGGTGATTGTTTTATTAAGGGAATCGGAGGTAATTTTGAATGATACTACATACTAAAATAAATATTAAAATTAGTCAAAGGGGGTTTAAAAATGGCAGTAGTGCAACTTGGCAATAAAAATATCGGTGATATAATAAAAATCAATGAAAACGGCGTTGCAACAAATTTTGTGATTGTTCATAAAGGCAAGCCGTCGGCTTTATATAATGACGCTTTTATTGGCGGCGTTGTAGTGTTACGGCAGGATGTTTTACCGAATCGTTTATGGGCGGCAACCCATAACAATGATTATCAAAACAGTCCAATTCATGCATGGATTAATACAGATTACTTTAATACGATTGCAACAAACATACAAGAAAAAATTATACAAGTAAAGATTCCATACCGACCGGGAACAGGTTATTCCAGTTTTTATGTATCAAGCGGTGACAGTGGATTAAGTTGCAAGGCTTTTTTATTATCCTTTCGAGAAGTCGGAGGTGGTTCTAATGATTGGACTTCTATAGACGGGACAACTTTTACTCATTTTTCGGGTATTGAAGACCCTGATAATAATGTAAAGCGTATAGCTTACCGTAATAATAGTGCTGCAGGATGGTGGCTTCGGTCGCCGCAGTTAGGAGGTGCTCAAAGTGCCTATGTTACTGCGTCCACCAATGTGGGTAAGGTTAGCATTGGACACCGCCCTGACCAAAGTACAAACGGTTCTCGCCCCGCTTTCGTTCTCCCTGAAACTTTATTTATTGAAGACGACGGTACGGCTATCACCGTTCTACCCCCGACAGCTCCCGCAACAATAACCGCTTCAAGCCCTGTAGTAAACGGGCGAAACGCAACTATTGACTGGGGTGTATCGACTTCGCAGGATGGGCAAATTTTAGGGTATACTCTTGAACGAGCAGTAAACAGCGGAGCATTTACTCAGATATATAAAGGTGCGAACCGAACATTTACAGAGACTGTTTCCTCTGCGTGGAATACTGTGCAATGGCGAGTTCGGGCGTATGATAATTTTAGCTTGGAAAGCGAAAATACAGCGACAGCAATATTGAACGTGATTACAAGCAATTTACCTGTTATTAGCGGCAGCGATACGAATTTAGGGCTAAAAACAGGGGCGTTTACCCAAGGTTATACTGTAACCAATCCTGATTTACCCGGGCTTGTAAAAGTCCTCACGGTTACCGAAAAAATTAACGATGTAGTTAAACGCACATTTACAGCAACTTCGGGAGCGACAAATACTTTTGCAATATCAGCGACAGAATGGTTGGAAATCTTGAACGGAACTTCAACAATCACAATAATAGCAGATGATAATTTCGATGGTCAAGCAATACGAACGCTTACATTTTCCAAAAACGAAACCGAAATCGAGATTACATTAATAACGCCGCTTGAAACCGATGACGCCGCCACACGGGCAATCTTGAACATTAACAGGCAACTCCCTGTAGGAGCACTTTTTACCGTTGAAGTATGCAATAATGGGTATGACGCAGTTCCGACATGGGAAAATGTTACAGCGGCAATATTATCGGGTGATAAATTTTATTTAACAAATACTACTAAAACAGCCTCTGACTGGGGTTTTAATGTCCGCGTAAAAGTTGACAGAAACAGTAAACTCGGAGATTGCTTTATAAGAGGTATCGGAGGTAATTTTGAATGATATTACATACTAAACACAGCATAAAAAACGGGAATCTAAAACAAAGCGGAATCGAACCGCCTGATAATTGGAAAGATTTACAACAAGTTCGGCGAGTTACAAAAGAATTAGCCGGAAAAGAATGCTCAAAAATAATCAATAACGGTATTACGGTAGACGGAAAAAATTATAGTCTAAATGACCATGACCAAACGGAACTGTTAGGTCAAATGTCAGCAATACAACAGGGTGCGGCTGGCGTACCATATCACGCTGACGGCGAACTTTGTCGAATATATCCTGCTGCCGAATTTATAGTCGTTGCAAATGCGGCTATGGCTCATATTTTTTATCACCGCACATATTGCAATCATCTCAACGCCTGGATAAAAAGAGCAACATTAAAACAACTTAATGAAATCAGTTACGGTGTACAATTGCCCGACGATTTAGCCGAAAGCATGTCGATAATTCTTAATGCGGGAGGTAGTGCTTAATGAAGCGTATAATGCTGCTGTGGCTCATTTTAGGAGCGGTATATCTAACTATTGAGATATTGTGGCGTGGCAAAACACACGTATCCATGCTCATCGTGGGCGGTCTGTGTGGTATATTAATAGGTGCAATCAATCAAATACCTTTTTTTTATAAATCACCTATTATAATCCAAGCTGTTATTGGCGCTTTCATCGTACTTATAATCGAATTTTCAAGCGGTTGTATTATTAATCTTTGGCTTGGTCTTGATGTATGGGATTACACGGGACAATTCGGTAATATTATGGGTCAAGTCTGTGTTCAGTATGGTGTTTTATGGCTCTTTTTAATGCCTTTTGCAATATGGCTCGAAGATACCGCACGGTGGCTTATGTTTTCATGGGACACTCTCATGAGTCGAAGTTCGGTACGAAAACCCGATATTCCCCCGTATACAGTATTTAATATCTACAAAGAATTTTTTACATTTAAATAATATAACCCCCTGGTGTAATAATCAAGGGGGTTTTTGAGGAGTAGTGAACATGGAAATAAATAGTATATGGGGCTTTATTATAGCTTTTTTCGGATTTATTGGTGGTGCTGGCGTTATCAGCGGTTTATTGTTACGCCGTTTTGATAAAATGGAAAAGAAATTAGACAGTCAGGAGCAATCACGAATAGAAGAAAGTTATGTTATTATCACAGGTATAAAAGCAATCGGGCATTTAGCGGAAGCAACGGCAATCGCTCAGCGTGACGGAAAAACAAACGGTGAAATGAAAACCGCTATTGAATATTACCATGAATCAAGAAATAGTTTAAATGCGTATTTAGTTAAAAAAGCGGCTATTTATACACATTCGAGAGGATAGATTATGTATATTTCAATAACTATATTTTCATTTATTTTCGGTATTATTTTTACAATATTATTTACAATAGTTGCGATTAAAATACATAATATTCCGCATAAAAAGCTTGAAAAAACTAAACGAAAAACAGCTGAAAAAGAAACCGTTTCCTTCACAAAAATAGTAGTCGCAAGTGTAATGCTGACTTACTTTATAGGGGTTGCAATCGGCGGTTACATAGTCCTGAAAGAATATGACTTACTGGGAACATATTTAACCTTTATCGGCAGTGCAACCGCAACGACAATAGCCCTTTATTGTTGGAAAGCAAAAGCCGAAAATATGATTAAAATAAAAACGAGCAATCCAAAAGAAACAAAAGGAATTTCCGTTGATTTGAATAATATTAATTTATGATATTATGAAAGGAATAAAAAATGACAAACAACGAATTTATTACAAAATTACAAGATATAGAAAAGAATTACAAAACCGTCTATATGTGGGGCGTTTTCGGTTCACCGGTTACAGAATCCATAATAAACACAAAAGTCAAACAATTTCCGAATAATTACAGTATTGAAAAACAAAAAACATTACGTAACTTAATCGGAAAAGGTTATTTCGCATTCGATTGTGTTTGTCTTATTAAAGGGATATTGTGGGGGTGGAACGGTAATTTATCAAGCACACACGGCGGAGCTGTTTATCCCACAACCGCCCAAGTAAAAGCAGGTGTTTGCCCCGACGAAACAGCAAGCGGAATTTTTGACAGATGCACTTCAAAATCGACCGATTTCAGCAAAATATCGATTGGTGAAGCTGTATATAAGGCTGGGCATATCGGCGTATATATCGGAAATGGTAAAGTAATCGAATGTACGAATTCGTGGAACTGCTGTGTTATGACTACAGCGTGTTTAAACATTTGCACTATACAAGGACTACAAAGTAATAAATGGGAATCACACGGCAAATTACCCTACATAACATACGAATCCGAAAAAACAGCTTCAAAACTAAAAGTAGACACCAAAATTAAATATTCAGGCATTTTATACGCCGACAGTTACGGAAACAAACCCGGAAAAAAAGTCAGTGGTAATTTTATTGTGAACAGAGTAATTCCAGAACGAAAATATGGCGTATTAATCAGCAATGTCGGCTGGGTAGCAGAAAAAGATTGTGAGGTTGTATAATGAACATATTAAATTTTATATTATCAAACTGGGACAGTATATTAATCGTTATTATAGTTATTGCATTAATCATTTTTTTAATCACAAAAAAACAATATGTAATACTTAATAAAATAATAATTGTATTAATAACTGAAGCTGAAAAAAAATATGGCGGCGGGACCGGTGCAATTAAATTAGCAGCTGTTATCGATTGGGTTTACCCAAAAATTCCTGCAATAATTCAAATGTTTATAACATCGGCAAAACTTGAAAAAATCATTGAAAAATTATTAGTAGACGCAAAACAAAAATGGGAAAAGAACCCAAACTTGTCCGTATATGTTGGGCATACCACTACGGTGGATTTGAACTCTCACATAAATTAACTAAATAAATTATCTACAAAACTATAACCTCGTGTTTATCCGGAATATGGATGAGCACGAGGTTTTCTTTTTCGGCAAAAACGCATAGGGAGCTATTTACTAAAAGCAGTAAAGTCTGGCTGTTTTGTCAGCATACAAAACTTACTAAACGCGGTATAATTATATACGTAAGGACGAGTAAATGACTCGGTATGAAAGGAGTGAGGTGAATGCGAATGCCTAACGCGGCTGAGATTTTACGAGAAGAAGCTCAAAAAGCTGAACGGTTGAGAATCCTTCTTTTAGCACTCGATTGTAAAACACTTAAAGAACTAATTCAAAAACTAAAAGCAGAAGAACAAAAATAAAAGCTTGCGACTAAGCGTCTAACAGAAGCCGCAAGCTGCCCCAGAAGGAACGCGGAGACCTTACACTCCGCTTCCTCCATATATTATATCGCATTGTAAGGAAAAAGTAAACCCCTAATTTTTAATAACAAAAGAGCTCAAAAATAAAAAAATAAGGAGAAGAAAAATGATAAAAATAGGAGACTGCGTAACTTTTCGTTCATTAAAAACATTCTATGACTGCGCTACCACACGGAACGGACAAAATTATTTAATCAGCACAATATTACGGCACGCTAATTCTACAGGACTTATTTTAATAGAAGTCCGTCGTGTGAGTCTACGAAAATGGCAGGTCATTGAGGTTTGCACTGAGGACAACAATTATTGTTTAGAAGACGAAGCTATTTTTCTTACCGCAGATTTTTACAATACAAAAGAACTATTGTCTGCGAAACCCACAAAATGGTATAACACACTTTTTGGGCGAACAAATAGAATATCGAGTAAAAGCCGAACAATAAAATTATTTAAAAACAGGAGATATTAAAAATGAAATTTACATTATCAGAATGGGCGTCTATTAAGTGTGCGTTGGGAACGGCGTTAGCTGAAGCGGAAGACTGTGCCATGGAACTTGAAGCAGAAGTTAAAACCGACTCAACCGCACTTAGGGACTATCTGGACGCTAAAATGAAAATCGCAGAATTAGCTGGATTTATTGCCCGTATTGAAAACGCAACGGTTTAAAATCACCTTTTTCTAATTTACGACCGAGTGCAACCGATAACAACCGACGTCGGTTGTTGAAAAAAGCCAGCCATACCAATACTTTCAAGTGTTTACAACCGATACAACCGATATTACCTATAAACTATATGAAATTAGGCTATACATATATGATTATACCCTCTAATTTTATATAATATTATGCACTTTTTTCGGTTGTCGGTTGTAAAAGGTTAAAAAAGTCGATAACCGCAAGGCTTTGAGCTAACAACCGACGTCGGTTGTACTCGGTTGTAGCGGGTTGTAAAAAATTATTAATAAAAAAACAAGGAGAAAATTATCATGAAGTATAAACACTTAACTACAGGGGCAATTGCAGAACTTCTCGAAAAAAATGATCTTACAGTAAAAGTAAAAGTTATTGAAACAAACGAAATTAAAGACATTGGCTCGGCAACTTTCAAACGATGGTGGAAAATTGTACCTACTGAAAATGAAGCTGATTCTTCTAAAAAACAAAATTCAAGTCCAATTATTGAAGAGTCTACCCTGCCTACAATGTCAAAAATTATAAATAAACTCGAAAACCTTTTTGATATATTAAATAATATTTATTTTGAAAACAAATTATCAATACCAATTATTACTGTACAATCAACACCAAAAGCTTTCGGGCATTGCTCTACTAAAAAGATATGGCGAGACGGAATTGACAATAATAATGACGCTCGTTATGAAATCAATATCGGCGCTGAGTTCTTAAATCAATCAAGCAACAATATTGCGGCAGTTATGTGCCATGAAATGATTCATTTATTTTGTCTTGAAAATGAAATAGCAGATACTTGTCAAAAAGGTCGGTATCACAACAAAATTTTTAAAGCAGAAATCGAAAAACGTGATTTGACGGTTGATTATGATAGAGCAATCGGCTATTCAATGACAAAACCAACTGAGATTTTTATCGAAAAACTTTATAAAGCCGACTATACTTTGGAAATTCCGTTTGCCAGACATACAATCGAGAAAAAAAAATCAAAAGTAACCCGTGAAAAAACACAAAAGTATTTTTGTCCTACCTGCGATCAAAAAGTAACGGCTAAGCAAACAGTTAGTTTGATATGCGGAATTTGCAGTCAATCTTCCAATGAAAAGTTTAAATTAAAACGATTTTAAAAGGATATATCCATGACTAAAAATCCATACAGAGAAAAAATTCTTAAAACAATTCAACAACTCGGTGCTGCGCATTCACCTTGGAAAGTTTTCACAGATTTTGTTGAACTCGGAGCGTTGGCGATAGCAAACAGCATTGAGCAAAACACAGATATTTTCAAGAAACGTGAAACACAATATCTCGAAATCCATAATAAATACAAAACAGACGAACAAAAACTTTTCCCCGAAATGCTTGCTGATTTAGTTGAAGCTCTTCAATATGAGCTAACGTGGTCCAATGCGCCAGTTGATGTACTGGGTGTTTTGTTTCACGAGCTGGAACTTCATAACAAATATACTGGGCAGTTTTTCACTCCACAAGGTGTATGTGATATGATGGGTGCGATTTCTTTTGAAACTGGAAAAAATAATATAACTGAAAAAGGTTATTTGAGTTTATGTGAGCCTTGTTGTGGGTCTGGGGCAATGTTATTTGGTTTCGCGAAAGCTATGCTGGACTCTGATTTAAATTATTGCACGCAACTTGTTGTTTCCGCAACTGATATTGATTTAAAATGCGTACATATGTGTTATTTACAATTATCTCTTTACGGTATTCCCGCAGTTGTGACACACGGCAATACATTAACCCTTGAAGAGTGGTCCCACTGGATAACACCTGTTTACTTTATACACGGCTGGTGTTCACGCCAAAGGTATAAATAATCTTAATAAAAACTATGCGAATAAAATGTACAACCAGAAAGAGGTGATTATTAATGGGTTTAGCAACACTTCGTAAAAAAGCGGGATTGACACTTCATCAACTTGCAGACAAATCTGGCGTTAATTATATGAAGCTACATCAAATCGAAAAAGGTAAAATTAAAATTGAGCATATTATGCTTCGTACTGCACAAAAACTTATGCTAGCACTTGACTGTACAGCTTTGGAGCTTCTCTCTCCAGATGAAAACATGGCGACTGGTATAAACGAGCCCAAACAGCGTTAAAACACTCCATATCGTATTTCGCTAAACAACAGTATGTTATTATACTATTTATGTTAAAAACGCGGTACAGAAGACCATGTGCATCCATTTCATAAAAGAGGTGATATTATTTGAAAGTCTGCCAAGTATGCGGAAAAGCAATAGAGTTTACATCAAAAGCAAAAAAATATTGTTCGCCAGAATGCCGTGCGAAAATTAAATATGAAAAAGATCGAGCTTGGCTCGCTACGCACCCCGGAAAAGCCGCAGAGTATAGCCGAAAATGGTACGCCGCAAATACTGAAAC